GGTTCCACCCTGCCTCTATTTGTACCAGCTATTCCAAGATTGAAAAGTGACTTTTCCATCTTTCATCCTTACGCGACAGGCGGCATCTGACGTATGACCTGTATGTGATCGAAATAGCAACGCCTCGCGGTATCCGCCATCTGTACACCGAAGCCCAGATAACCCGACAACAGCGGAGCGGATTCTGAGTTGACGGCAAGAACATCGTCCACAAACAGACCGTCAGCGAATTCCAGCCCGTCATTGAATACTACAGGCTCCCATTGCGGGTCTGTGACATCGCCCACGCCTTCGGTTTCCGCTATCGGGTTACGGTACGCCCACAGAAGCACATCGCCGTTGTCGTTCACTACCATGTCGAGTCTCAATTGATGCCACACGTTGTCATCATAGGTGTCCTGTGAATAGCGAAGTATTTTCGTCAGGCCCGGATTCGACACGGACGGAATGCCGTTCTGTATCTGTCCTTTTGCCAGCACTATTCTATGGGGGCTGGCGTTTTCAAGCCCGAGCAGATAGGCTTCGCCGGTCACTGCATTGGTCTGCGCTCCGACAAAGATGAAAGACGAATAATTTGTCTTTCCGGCAGACGGCCCTTTTTTCATTGCTGCGGATATCGCACCGCCACCGCCACCGGACGAACCAGGTTCGTGTACGGGTCTCGGTTCAATCGGGCAGTACCCTTCAATGGCACAGTACGCGCCCACTGCACCGCTCACAGCCTGCACGGAGTTGAAGCCGAAAACAAAATCGCCACCTCCCACCGGGCCGCTGATACCATGTGTCGGGCCGCGTCTTACAGTTATCCCCTGCCATCCAGTGCCGTCAAGCGAATCTTCGAGCAATGCCCAGTCTGTCTGTGCCATTTCAATTTCTCCTATACCGTAGTTATCGGATCGGGTGCGTCGGGCCAGCAATCCTCATTGAATGTTTCCGCAAAACCACTTTCACCGCATATGTGACCTACGCCGAATACGGCCTGATATTCGTCGTCGCCCCACTGCCATAAGTAACCGTCTGGAAGATCAAACCATAGTTCGGCAGATGCTCCCCACGCTTCGTCAAAGGTCTCATAATCGCCAGTCCAGCCCACGGGATCTTCCCAGTTTCCAAAGGTTCCAACTTCGCTGTTTACCCACCCGTTGATGCGGGAATAAGCGCCTGTCGGGAAACCGAATACCTGCCAGCCGTCGAATCTGTCTATGTCACTTGATTTGGAAAACTGAAAAACCGTATCCGCCGTAAGCGGGAAGGTCATTACTATTCTATCGTTAATCACAACGGCTGTCATGCCGGTAAAAAACGAGAGAGTCAGAAACCAGTCGGTCAGCACGGTTGCAAATTCAGCGGCGGTATATTCGCCCGCTTCAAGAGAAAGCGCCTGACTCTCCCATTCGGCGCGCTCGGTATCGACCGTCGCCTTGACAATGACAAGATCAACTCTATCACCCACAAGTACGGTATCATCAATCTTTGCAGACTGTACCGACAGGCCCAGATTCATGCGGAAGGCTTTCCATATCATCAAGTCACCAGCAAGCCAGCCTTCAAAGTCCTCGCTCGACAGACTTCCAAACAACAGTACCGGCGAATCTTCGGGAGTGGTAAAATTATATCCGCTATTGCCGAGCCAACGGCTCTCAAATGACTCCGCCCAAGTGACTGCGCCATCTTCTGTTGTGAAATCTGCCACTCTTGCCAGCGAACCGATTGTGAATTTATACCCGGCAACCGTCCACGATTCATACTCATCGCCAGTGCCGAATAACGCCGTCCAGAAACCGGCGTCAAGAGCCGTCCACGTCCAGCTTTCCGCACCTGGCGGGTCTTCCGTGTCGGGATCTTCAAACGACCAGTTTATATCAACTGAAAATATGGGATCAACGCTTCCCCACGGCCCGGTTCCCCATGCTATTGTTCCCCATCCGCTCATGTTATACGCTCACTTTCGGTGGTGGATACATGCAGACCGGGCATTCGTTCACCGCCGGGGCGGGAGACACATCGTCAGCGGCGACCTGGCTGTACTTGGACATCACCAGTGTATCCGTCGCGGCCTCGTCAAAGGGATGCGTGAGTGTGCCGATAACGGCCACCTCTTCGCAGCCTTCCGGCGTCGCCGGATATTCAAGCTCCGCGCCCGCCGACACGTACTTCAGCCGGCAGGAAATGCAGCGGTCGCCCACCGCTGTAACACGGAGCCAGTTTAACCCATCAGCCGATCGGAGGAGACGTTTATCAGCCGCCGACGGGAAGTTTGGCGAGTCGAAAACCAGTGTAGAATAGATGTGGTCGAAGCCCACGTCGCTCTCGAACAATATCCAGAAATACTCACCGTTGGCGAGCGTTTCAACGTCAACGGCAAAATCGCCGCCAGGCACAGCGGTAGCCCCGCCGCCGTTGACGATGCTGATGTACCCGCTCTGCGGGTACCGCCCTAAGCTGTGCGCCATATCCGGCAGCCCGGCGTTGTCTTTGACGACGTGCACAGCGAAGTCCTGTGGCGACACCGCATCGAGCAGACCGCCCATATCGTAGATCCCGGCGAAACGGATTGTCCCGCCGGAGTTTTGCTGGCGTTTTACATCGGCCAGCCATTTCATGGTCCAACTTGTATAATCGGTCGTGCCCGCATGGTTGCAGGCGTCGCCGATAATAATTTCGATGCCTTTTAAGAGTTTATATACTCCGGTAGCAACTACCCGAAATAATTTCGCCAGCACGCGCGCCCCGGCAGTGGCAGGAAACTCATTTGCCCAGTCTCCGCTCGGCGCGTAGCCGCCGATATTTCCATCTTCCAGGTCGAAACCTATCGGCGTATCATACGCCGAGCTTCCGTCCGGAAGCGGCGGCGGCAGCGTGTCGCCGGTTTCTGCGTCGAAAATGTCAGGCGGCAGAACTTTAAGCAGCAGACTGGAAACATCAATTTTAGTCTGCCTGTCTCTATCCCATTGACTCTCAACTCCGGCTACGACTTGACTGGCTACAAATCCCTCAACCGCTGCCTGCGTTGGCAGCAGCAAATTACTCGGCGTTGCGCCGCCCATAGTGTTATCACGGCTGATGTTCTGTGCGCTCATCAATCGCACTGTTCCAACTTCTGTTATAGTGCCAGAATATATGGCGTTCAGCAGATATATTGAACACCCGCTTCCGGCGTTAATCGCAGTGCCGCCAGATGCAACGATATCACCCACCATTCCGTTGATAGCGGCTGCACCAGTGGAGGCCATGATTGCAGTTGTTACGCCGACAATTTCAATTCTGCTGACATTGAGTTCGATCACACCGGAATTGAATGCCAGCACAGCAGCGTAAGGCGTTCCTGATTTCAGAACATATTTTCCCGTCGCTCGCATATAAGCAGCACCGCCCACAGTTTCACCAAGCGCAACTCCATCGGCCACTTCTATTCTGTCGAAGGTTGCTTCGAGTTCACCGGTCAGACAGGCTATTCCGTGCGCTCCGCCAGTGCAGATAAGACGCTTGACTTCGATATGTGCAGCACCAGTGCCAGTTGTTTTTGAACACCAGACGCCTGTTGACGCCGCGCCCCGCTCAAATACAACATGCGTATCGTCAGACAAAACAATACTGCCGCTCAGTCTGGCGAACGGAGCAATGATGAAAATGAACGGAGTGACGATAATGCTTTCGGCATAATCGCCGCCGTCTATTCCGAATATTCCAATCTGATTCGAGACAATGGGAGCCAGCAGTTCCGCCGCAACAATAGCAGCAGCAAACGTCAGGAAAGCCTTGTCGGGAGTTCTGCCGTCGTTATCATCGCTGCCATGCTTGCCGACGTAAAGCACGTTCTGATAGCTTATCGGCAATCCGGCTTTGCTTTTCAACGCGACTGTAGTTGCATCCAGCGCATATCCCATGTGAGAATCCGACAGTTCGGTATCATAAGCCAGACCACCCGGAACAGCCGGGTCAAGGCACACCTTCCACGGGTATGAAAGCGGAGCCTCACCTGATATCGTCAAGCCGTTTACCGTACCACCGTAGAAAGCAGCATTCAGCGAACTGAGAGGCTCGCAAGCTCCGCGAGTCAAAGCGTCGCCTGTGGATATGCCTATCATTGCGATATCCGGGTTTATTGAGGCAATCAACGCAGGGGTGGCAAGATATACCCCAAGCCTGCCAAGTGCCGTTAAAGTGCCATCGGATATCACAACGTCGCCGTATTCAATATCCACGGCATCAATGTTTTCACAGACGATTGTAGTTCGTCCGGCGACGGATGAAAGTTTTCTCAGGCAGGTATTTACTTCTTCACTCCACCCGGTCGCCCCATCGTCCACGGTCTCACCCGGATAGGGAATTCGAGTGTCGAATACCTGTGTCTTGACTCCGAAGTATTTAGCATCGGTGTAGAGTTCATCAGCGACAACCTGCACCATGTAAGTGCCTTCAACGTCGGGCGTGAAAGCTGCCGTTGCGGTTCCACCGTCAATTATTTCAGCCTCGCTGCCTTCCGGCTTGTAAATGAGACTCCACAGATACGATGTTACTCCCGTGCCATCTTCCAATGAGCAAGACACTGGCAGCCCCATCTTGTCAAATGACACTTCCGCATTGCCGACTGGAAATTCAACTCCGTCTTGTGTAAACTGTATAAAGACAACGGGCATCTTAGCTCTCCTTACAATACGGTGTTCGTGTCGCCGTCAACGATAGTGACAGTGCCAAGTACCGGAAACTCGTTAAGCAGAATGACTTGATCCTTCTGCGCTCCATTGATCGTGATATCACCGACATTCGGGGACATTTTCCGCACACCTGTTATATCTCTCATGACGTTGTAGATATCCGAGAAGGCTATTTCAGGTGCAGGATTGCCGTCTGCGTCTTTCATGTTATAGCCGAAATCGACTTTCGTGTTGAAGGTACCATCAGCAAGAGTAGGCACGAAAAACGCGGCAAGTGCAGTGTCTATCAATCCTTTAACGACGGACTTGCTGTAGCCGGATGAAAAATAAATGACGGCGTAGATATTGATTGTTCTGAGCAGCGCGTCTACTACTTCCAGCACAAAGGTGGGCGGCCCAGGATAGGTCACGCGACAGTCGGTATATATCAGGTCTTTCGTTTCCTGCGTCAGCATCGCACCGTCGCCACCAATGACATAGAGCTTTCCGCTATTCTCGGCAATCGACGAATCTCTGTCGGAAGTAAGCATGAGCGAACGGCCTGCGCCTCTTGCAATAGCGCGGTATTCGTAATCTTCATTACAGACGGTACGGCTCAGGCTTCTCAACGATGCAGGGCCGAGGATCTTTGCTCTGTTGATAGTCTCACGATCATCGCCACCGGACGATCTTACCGGATTTGTGACCGATAGTGTGACCTGTTGACGCGACGGGTAGGTATAGAAAGAGCCTTCAATAACGATCAGCGATCCTTGTGCAACGCGCCCAGTGCTTCCGCCACCGTACTCATAGGTGAACTCAATCGGGCTTCGCGGAATGGCCCCGTTGACACCGTTGCCAAAGTAAATCGTGGCTTGGTCGAACTGATCTACCAATACCATCACATGCCGATCATTCGGCCCGGATTCCAGCAATGTCTCCTGTACAACCCAGTCGCCTTCCAGATTGCTGCCGATTGTCCATTCGGTATCTGTGGATTCCAAAAACGGGGTTTTTGAGAGCATGTACTCTTGGTAAGGTGTAGCAAGCGGAGTATAGGTTTCTCTCGCGGTCTGTGAGTTTTTTACGGTAACGGTTTTCTGGGTTTCACCAGCTTCAAAAAGCAGTGCTTCCGTAGTCTGATAAACAATGGCGTTTCGCGCATCTTTAGTTTTAACCAAAGTCTCTGCCGGTATCGACACGGCTTCGCTAAACGGCCCGTTGACTATGGATATCGTTTCACTCGTTGTCGCAGCCGTCTGTCCTGCCATTGTGTAACCGATAAGCCGCAATAAGGCAATGGCCTCTTTGCGCTGTGTTACTGTGGCAATCTTTCCTTCCATTGCCTGTGAGTCCTGATATCCCGTGACGATATCAAGTACAAAGGCGAACATTTCAATAACGATTGTGCCGAACGCACCCGGCGAATCGTCTGCCCACTCAGGAAAGACGGAACCAAGAACATCAAACATGCGGCGACGCACGGAGTCGAAGTCCTTGTCGGTGTAATCTAAATTCTGCGGTATGACTGCTAAATCTATCGCCATGATATGACCTTTCAGAAGCCAAACGAAACTTTTGATTCAGTGCGGCTGTTGGCCTGCGACACGATCATATAGCCAATGGACGGCTTTATCGTTCTGCCCAGACCGGACCCGCTCTTTTCAAAGCTTACTGTTGCACTGGTTATTCTTGCTCTCGGTTCATACCTGTCGATAACGTCTATAATCTCATGTCTTGCGAGGTCTGTCATTATAGAATCGTGATAATTTTTATGACGCAGGTCATCGAGCAGCGTCCCCACCTTCTGATTCCATCGCAACTCACCGGGCCTCGTAGCGGATTTCTTTCGTATTGCCACAAGCTCGACAATGGCATTTTCAACAGACTCTTCACCAACGGAGGTTCTGAAATCATTCGCTCCGTCCCTTGCCAGCGGTACGTCCAGCGATTTCCATAAGTCATCAAAATAGGACATTCCATCCTCCAATCAAGCTACGATCATGGACGCGCCACCCGGCATAATGGTAAGAGCGATATGCAGACCGTTCGCCGTGGTTTCCAATATTGAAATAACAGGGTCAAGGAATGAGCCGTCGGGCGATACAGACCCGCTCGGACCTTCCATGTTACCAAAAGACGGCACTGGTATTGTCGGCATTCCGGCAAGATCCAGTAGGACGTTGATAACCTCAACGGGCAATAAAATCTTTTCGAGTATCTGTCTTATCAATCCAAACGACTCAATGATGTTCGCCTCTTCGCAGGATATTATCGTTGAGAATTCAGCATCGAACAGGTCAAGATTCAACTCGAATGCAAGGCGCAGGTCATCAATCTTGCACTTCAAGAACTTTAAAAATTGCAGTATGGTGGTAAGCGATGAAACCGTTATGCAGAGTATTCCCGCAATGGTTTTAGGCAGCGACAATTGAGGTATATGGCCGAGAACTTTGCCGCCGATCTTGACAAGATCAACGATGCAGTTGATTAGCTTCGTCGGGTTCAGCGATAGTATAGACACGGGTATGGCCTGCACGCATTTCATTATTTGCAGCGCAAGGCTCAGGACATCAAACAGCGGCATGAGCGGAGCTATTAGCACCATGAGCATTTTAAGCAGATCTGTGAGTGCTGCCATGGGATCAAACGAAGGGAAGTTCGGAAGGGTTATTCCCGCAAAAGACAGTTCGCAGTTATATCGTCCGGGTGCGGGAGTATAGTTAGGACACTCGCCCACGGCGTCGCCCAGTGTTATGCAGTTTGAGAGGTCGTATTCTATCGCCATTGCTCACCTGTCCTTATATCGGCTTATTTATAGGCTGTACGGGTCTATCTTGAATAACAGAGCCACACTTGCCCTTTACCACTACTCGACCTATAGCGAGTATTTTAGCCGCCTTTGTAGCTGCCACGGTCACGGTATTATCCGCACCATCAATTTCCACATAGCAGTTTTCGTCGCCTGGTACTGTCCATATTTTCGCGTACCCCTTGCCGTCCGGGTATTGCTCACTTGTCTCGCCTTTTGAAAACTGCATTCTGAAACCGCCCACGGCTAGCGAGAAAGTGTCCGGGTCTCCATCATTGGAGCAGACCGGCAATCCCTTATCAGGATTAGGGCCGCACAGGTATCGTGGATTGTCCGGGTCCCCATTCACGAATAGCACACCCACTGTTGCCCCTTCTGCGGGAACAAGAAAACCGCCACGTCCAGCAGACCCACCGCCAATCGTACCCCAGGGTTTCACCCATCCCGATTCCTCGTCAAAGACACCGGGAACTCTTATCGTGACTCGCCATCTTTTCTCAGGGTCGATATTGTGGACAACCGTACCTTCCACCGCCACCCTGATTTTACCATCCGCATCAATCACACCCATCGTATCGCTCCTGTCCTAAAAATTTATCGAAGTACCCGACAGCGGGTTCTTATGTATCGTGACTTTTACCTTTTGATCGAATTTCACGCTGCCTGAACCGAATGTCGGTTGATCGTGGTGATATTCATACGCCTCGCTCCAACTGCCGTCTGCCTGTTCTTCCGCTGTGGTTTGTATGGTAGGTTGATCGGATATCGACATATCAGTCATTTCGGAATTATTGACATTGGCAAGAGTAGCGATTCTTTCCGTCTTGCCCTGCTCGGTAAGCGTTGAATGCGAAGCCTCTTGACCCTCTTCAATTTGCGGCAAGGACAGGGCTATATTCGGCAGAGGTATTTCCAGCGGTACGGTTCTGGCCGCGTCGCGTATCAATTCAAGCTCCTGAATGAAGTCGCCACTTATCGTTGTCTTGACTTTCTTGACATAATACGGCCCGGACATATACAGCGAACGACACCAAAAGGCCACAACCTCTTTAGCCCTTACGCGTGGGTCTCCGACTGCTGCAAAGCTCAGTTTGGAGCGGTCTGTTGATCGAATGAAGTAGTAAGAATCAGCCTGCTCTTTTGCCTCTTCTTTTGTCTTTGCAGCCGTGTAAAGCACTGCCATGCTTGCGAGGTTTTCCTGTACCGAACCCGACTCGACGGTTTCAGGATTTGCCACCTCCTGCGAACCGCCCAAACTGTCGCGGTCTGTATCATCATTGGATGCGGCAACCTCAAACTGCTCGCCCGTCTTATCATCGTGACCGACCATCTTGACGAGGCCGGGTTTGCGACGGGTGTGTTCCGACTCGAATGCCGGTTCACCGATAATCTCACCACCCGGCATACTCTCGGTTGTCTCGAATCCCCATGTATAAGAACGCACGGGCGGGTTGCCCAGCTTGCGGCGGTGGAAGTGAAATCCGGTATGGTCAACGAAAAAGACGAAGCCGTTTGCGGCGGCACGACGGGCTAGGAACTGGGCGTCTGATTCCAATTGGTGAACGTGAGGATGAACTGTTTTGGTTTCGTCGATGTGAGTCATTTCAGCATCAAAGCCATTGGCGGTGGCAATCTCAAGAGCGATATCGGCATCCGACTTATCGGCCCAGGTTTTCGTCTTGGTTTCCGCATCCATTTTAACGGACTTGGCGAGGCCGGTTATGGTGAGAATCGACCAGCCCTTGACGCTCCTGATAATGCATTCAACCGGCGGTGTCATCAATCCTCTGTACCCCCACGATACTTCCCATTTCTGGCCCTTCGCCACTCTTGCGTCGTCGGATAATTGTAAATCGTTGTTGTCAACTACTATGGTCATTTCATCGGCTTTGCTGTCATCATCATCAAACGTCAGGGAAATAAATCTGTCGGACAGGTCAAGGAAGCTGCTATTTCCGCTCGGATCGACTACTTTTAGAGACACGAAAATTCCGTTGCCTGCGGAAGTCTCGAATGCCTCATAACTTGTCGAGCCGGAATATGCCACTATCAGAACTCCTTACGCCGTGAAGGATTCATAATGATCTGACTGATAACCTTCATTGAAGGCACATATATCGTCACTCCCGCATTGAAGGCCACTGTCGGATCTACTATCGGATTCGGTTGGAATTGAGCGATAACCCACCACCATTTCCAACCGTCATCGCCATAGTACCGTTCCGCTATCTGGTCAAGCGTTTCATTCTCAACTGTTTGATGAATGCGGGTATCAGAATACTCACGATAGCGGAAAGGGGTCATCGAGGACAGCCATAGCTTGCCGCTCCGCTTTATTCCGAGGCAGTATGAATATCGACTATTTTTTTGTGGAGGCATATCAAGTCTCCCTTACCAGTGAATTCCATGATTGCGAACATCGGCAGACCATTTGCGCCGCAACCGGAATTCCTTGAAAACCACGTCGGCTACATATCGCATGGGCGAGCCATCGGCAGACCTTTGACCGTAAGATATATCGACACTTTCTATACGGCAGACGCCTGTATAAATTCCAGGGCATGACAGCAGCACGTCGGGAGGTGTCGCGCCCACAAGTCCTTCCTGAACGAATCTGTCATCGGCAACGGTCAGCGATTGCAGGAAATTTCTGAAATCAACAATTTGATCCGTTGCATCCGCCTGCCCTTTGCCGCGCTGCTTCATAACCGCAAGCCTTGACACCCACAAGCTCACAGGACGCAAAACACCCCGCGTCCCCTTATAGACAGGAAAATCTTGTGACATGGCATGGTTTAAACGCCATTCGTTCTCGACACTGATAGTTTCCTTGAGGCTTTCCGGGTTGAGGAACATTTCTTTTTCCTCATCGGTACTCAAGTTCTTTATCAGTCCCCTTACGGGTGTTTCAGGAAAGAAACTCATGGTCAAGCTCCAGCAGGGCTGAATGCCCTCTCGTTGTTAAGGTTGCGTCTGTTATCCAGAAGGCTGTTGACCTTTTCACCGTCAAGGACAACTGTCGTCTGTACCGGGCGTTCGCTTACCTTCCGCATGGCGTCTGCGGCCTCTCTTATGGCCTGTGTGTCGCCGCCTGACTTCTCGACGATACTTGTCATCATATACTTCTGGCCTTCGCTGGCGGCGACGGCAGACGGGGCAAGTAACGGGCTTTGCTTAGGCGTTGTAGACGGGGATTCATCACCCTTGACATATTGGATGGCTGCATCCATACCGAGTCTTATTTCTTTCGCATATCCGCCGAGTCCGGGTATCTTTTCCGCAAGTTTCAATATGGCTTGCCAAGGGGTGAATATCAGGCTGAGGATAAATGCCACACCGTTCTGGAATACGCCCTTGATGAATGTCCACGCCTGAACGAATGCAGTACCGATAG